GCAATCCATTGTTGGGATGAAGTTCAACCAGCATTAATGCAAATTGATATTTACTCTTGTGGTGAATTTGATGCTGAAGTTATTTGTAATAAATTAATTAAAGATTTTCATTTAACTACAGTTGAATACAAATTTTTAGATAGAGAAAATAATCTAACTGAAATAGGTGGCGGACTATTAACCCACTCTTCGTAAAGAGGGGTGACCTACACAAAGATAAAAATTGCCTTCGTAATTTTACTTGCGAGTAAAATTTAGAAGATAACTCTTTGAAGTATGTGCAGGGCTAAAACAATCAACCATATAAAAAAGGAGAAATAATATGGCAAACGCAGTAGCGTCAAGACTTGGCGCAGACAATGGCGGTGCAGATAAATCGGCTCTTTTCTTAAAAGTATGGAGCGGTGAAGTTTTAGCTACTTTTATGAGAGAAAACAAAATGCTTGGGATGACTCAAGTAAGAACAATCTCTTCAGGAAAGTCAGCACAGTTTCCAGTAATTGGAACAACTTCAGCTAGCTATCATACTCCAGGAAATGAGATAGTCGGCTCGTCAATCAATCACAGTGAAAAGACAATTAACATAGATGACCTTTTGGTTTCATCTGCGTTTATTGCTAACATTGATGAAGCAAAAAACCACTACGATGTAAGAAGTATTTATACTTCTGAAATGGGTAGAGCATTAGCTAATACAGTAGACAAAAACCTACTTCAATTAGCAGTGTTAGGTGCAAGAGCATCATCAACAATCACTGGTGGACAAGGTGGATTATCACACATCGATGCAGACGCAAACACAAACACTTCGTCTTTAATCGAGAGTATTTTCTACTGTGCACAAAAACTAGACGAGAAGGATGTACCTTCTATGGATAGATATTGTGTTGTGACACCTCAAACTTTTTATAACATTGTTCAAAATGATAAAATCTTGAACAGAGACTTTGGAGGAAACAATGGTGTTTACTCTGATGGTACAGTTATTAAAGTAGCAGGTATCAACATCATTAAATCAAACACAGCAGTTACAGCTTATGCTAATAACTCAACTGCGGTTTCTGGTGCTAATAATACATACAATGTAAACGCATCAACAACTGTAGCAACTGTGTTTCATAAATCAGCGATTGGAACAGTTAAATTAATGGATTTGTCTATGGAGTCTGAATACGACATCAGAAGACAAGGTACGTTAATGGTTGGCAAAATGGCTTTAGGGTCTGGCATAGTTAGACCAGAGTCAGCTTGCGAAATCAAAACTGCTTAATCTCAAGTCAACGAAGGCTAGGCGTTTAATTACGCCTGGCCACTTAATCAATTTATTATGGCATCAAATTCAAGAACTACAAAGCTAGAGGCTGTTAACACAATGTTAAGCACTATAGGAGAAGCTCCAGTTAACTCATTAACAGGAAGTCTACCTACAGACGCTACTATGGCTATAAATATTTTAGATGAAATTAATAGAGAAGTTCAATCAATGGGTTGGAAATTTAATAGTTCGTATAAATCAACTTTATCAAGAAATACAGATAACAAAATTCCAATAGCTAACAATGTACTCCACGTTGAATTTAATCACTTAAGAGAAAACAAAAGTTCTTATGACCCAGTATTAAGAGGAAGTTTTTTATTTAATTTAGCTACAGAAACTTTTATTTGGAATAAAGATTTTACAGATGTTCATATTATTTATTTATTACCTTTTGAAGAAATTATAGAACAAGCAAGAAGATTTATAACTGTTAGGTCATCTAGGATTTTTCACGACAGAACATTAGGAGCTAATGCTCTACATAGATTTACACAACAAGATGAATTAAGAGCTTTAGCAGTATTAAAACAAGCTGAAGCAACTACAGCAGACCATAATATCTTTGATAGTTTAGACCAATTTAAAACAATCAATAGAAATGGTGCATTAAAAGTAACGTCATAAAATGCCTTTAATAACTAGAAGTATACCCAATTTAGTTGGGGGTGTGTCTCAACAACCAGAGATATTACGACTAGAGAACCAGGCTACAGAACAAATTAATGGTCTTTCAAATGTAGTAGAAGGATTAAAAAAAAGAGCACCTACAGAACACATAGCTAAATTAAGCTCATCTTCTTTAACTAACGCATTCATTCATACAATAAACAGAGACACTTCAGAAAGATATGTTGTGATTATAACTAATGGAGCAATTAGTGTTTACACAATTACTGGAACTCAAAAAACTATAGTTTATCAAACTAACGCACTTAATTATTTAACATCTACAAATCCAAGAAGAGATTTTAGAGCGCTAACTGTTAACGATTATACTTATATATTAAATACTACAAAAACAGTTGCGATGGATGGTACTACAAGTACAGCTAAAATCGAACAAGCCATCTACACAGTTTTACAAGGAGTAAACAATACAAATTATTCTATAACTATAGATGGAAGCACTTATTCATTTTCAAGTTCTAATACATCTACTGAAAGTATTAGAGATGGATTATTTAGTGCAGTTGGTTCACCTGGAGGAATAACATTAAATAAAATTGGAAACTCAAGTTTTTCAATAGTTAAAGCTTCAGGAAGTTTAACAGTATCAGCTTCAGATGGTTATGGTGACCAGGCTTCTCAAGTTATTAAAGACCAAGTACAAAATTTTTCAGACCTACCAGCTAAAGGAATAGATGGAATGGTAGTTGAAGTTAAAGGTGATGCATCAAATAGTTTTGATAATTATTATGTAAAATTTGTAGCAAGCACTGAAGTTTGGGAAGAAACAGTAGCTCCAGGTATTCAAGTTAAGCTTGATGCTGACACAATGCCATTACTTTTAATTAGAACAGCAGATTCAAATTTTAGATTAACACAGGCAGATGGTTCATCTTATACAATTTCAGCAACTAATTATGATGTACCTGAATGGGGTGAGAGAGTTGTAGGTGATGAAGATAGCTCACCTAAACCAAGTTTTGTTGGAACTAATATAAAAGATATGTTCTTTCATAGAAATAGACTTGGGTTTTTATCAGATGAAAACGTAGTCTTATCTAGGTCAGGAGAATTTTTTGAATTTTTTAATGAAACTGTAACAGACAGTTTAGATACAGATATTATTGATATTAACGTATCTCATACAAAAGTTTCTTTACTTAAACACGCAGTAGCTTTTGATGAAAAATTATTATTATTTTCAGACCAAACACAATTTATTTTAAGTGGTGGAGCATCATTAACTCCTAACAATGTTTCAGTAACCGTAACAACTGAATATGAAAATACAGCTAATGTAAAACCAGTAGGTTCAGGAAGTAATGTATTCTTTGCTTTTGACAAAGGTCAGTTTACTGGCGTTAGAGAAATGTATGTAGAAAGTGATGGGGAAACAAACACAGGGGAAGATATAACAGCTAATGTTCCTAAATATATTCCTTCAGATATGTTTAAGTTCTCTAATGCTTCTAATGAAAACATTTTAGTTTGCTTAAGTTCTAAAGCAGGCTTCTTAAATTCATTATATATTTATCAATGGTTTGTATCTGATAGCAGAAGATTACAAAGTTCTTGGCATAAATGGACTATTGGTAATTCAAGCAACACAACAATTTTAAACGTAGATTTTGTTGGTACTGATTTATTTTTAATTATTAATAGGTCAGATGGAGTTTATTTAGAAAAAATAGATTGTGCTCCTGCTTCAGTTGATGCAAGCGCAACTTATTTAACTCATTTAGATAGAAAAATTTCTAATGCAAACGTAACTGAAAGTTACAATGCAGGTACTAATCAAACCACAATTACTTTGCCTTACACTGTAGACAGCACAATGAAATTAGTTGGAAGGTCTGGTGGTGTAAACAAAGCAGGTAGAGACATAACTATAGTTTCTCAAAGTGGAACTTCATTAGTTGTTAGTGGAGATATTACAAGTTTTGATTATTTTATTGGTGAGCAATATGAATTTGAATATACATTCTCACAACAATATTTAGCTTTAGGCCAAGCCTCATCTTCTGGTTCAAGAACTAGAATTAGAGAAGGTAGATTACAAATAAGAAACTGGACAGTTTCATATAATGATACTGGTTATTTTCAAGCAACTGTAACTCCCATAGGTCGTGATGATAGCGTTACAACATTTACAGGAACTATATTAGGAACTGGCTTAACAGGTACAGTTAACCTGGAAGATGGAGATTTCACATTTGCAGTACAGAGTAGAAATGAAAATTTAATAATTAAAATTTCTAACGATAGTCATTTACCATCTAACTTTGTTAATGCTGAATGGGAAGGATACTATGTCAGCCAAGCAAACAGTAACTAAACCTTATTTACGGATAGCTACTGAACAGGATTGTCTTTATTTATCTAAAAATTTAAGGATTGATGATTATAGAGAAATTAAAGCAGTAACAGGTTTACCTCCATTATTAAATCTATTGAGTGGATTAAAGTTAAGCCAAGTACCTTTAGTAATTTGTAATGAAGATAATAAAGTAGTTGCTATGTTAGGTGTAGTGCCTAACGGTTTAATAGGTTCTATCTGGATGGTAGGAACTAATGATTTAAAGAAGATAAGTTTATCTTTTTTACGACACAGCAAACAAGCATTCAAAGTATTAAAAAATAATTTTCAAGTCATTCACAATTATGTGGATGCAAGAAATGAACTTCATATCCGTTGGTTAAAATGGATGGGATTTTCATTTATTAAAAAACATCAACAATATGGAATTGAACAAATACCATTTTATGAATTTGTAAAAATATAATGTGTAACCCAACTTTAGTAGTCGCTGGCTTAAGTGCTGGCTTGCAGTATCAACAATCTGTTGCTCAACAAAAAGCACAGAGAGAGGCTCAAATAAGACAGAACGAAATTGCTAGAAAGAATTTAGAAAATAGAAGAACTCAAATACAATCTCAATTAATTCAAAAAACTAAAAAGAATTTAAAAATATTAGAGATAAAAGAAAAAGAAGCTAGAAATAAAAAGGCAACTTTCCTGGCATCTGAAAGAGGATTTACAGGTAATACTTATAGTTATCTAGTTGGAAACTTTGAAGACAGTTTAGGTGGAGTTAGAAATACAGTTTTAGGAAATATCCAGTTTGACTCAAATCAATTCAGAAACAATTATTTAAACTTAAATGATGTTTACAATAGTCAAACTACCTTTGTTTCAAATGTAGACAGAGGAACTTCAGCTTTAGTTGCAGGATTAGATTACACAAAATCTTATCTTGATTACAAAAATAAACAAACAGCTTTGGAAACAAACTCACCTAAATATAGTTACGAAGACATTATTAATGACAGGGATGGTTTAAGTTAATATGGCAAAAAAAATTCAAGAACCAGATTTTAATTTAGGAGCTTTCTTACCTGAAGGT